TCCGTATGTGTCATCTTGTTTAAACACTGCCTCTACTATCTCATCACCTTCTTTTATTAGATATGACTCACCAAAAGTAACTTGGTCTGCTGCTAATGCAAGATACTTTGCTTTAATATATGCTTGTACTCCTGCATTAATTCTTGTATCTTTTACACCTCTGTTAATTTTTACTGATACATCTAATACCCACTGACCTCTTGCTTCATCCCATTTACCACCTAGTACATGGTCAACTAATCTTAATTTATCTTGATTATCTCTAACAAACATAGTTACTGCTTCTTTAGTTAAAGAATCTTTACCTGTAAGAACAAGCTGTCTTGTTTTATATGGTGATACATACAACATAGCTTCTTTACCCCAAGATTCTGGATTACCTAAATCTAAACTAAATCCATCTATGTTTGCTTGTGTAAACCTATATATCTCATCAATAAGTTCATCAGTAATATTTTGTTTAGGAACAGCTACATTTATTTTTTTACCTAATACTTTTTCTATAGTTTTTCTTCCTACATCAAATGTAAGTTCACCACTGTAGTTGTTTTTCTGTGATTTCCCTTTTGTAGATGATTGGAACTTACTTCTAAGTTCAGTAAGGTTTGGTCGTTTATTAGACAAACCTAGTATTTCTTCCAATCCATTTTTAGTTGCACCTGGTTTACTTAAATAATCTAATGCCTCTTTAATTATTATGTCAATATCACTATCTGCATAACCACTATCAAAACTATTTTTAAGTACATCTTTTAATAAACCTTCGTTAGGTAATACACCATTGTAAATAACTTCATCTTTTTTAAAGTTAGTTACATATGTACCTACCTTAGAATCATCAAATCCTAATCTTCCTTCAGCTATATTATCTGCAGAACCATAAACTAATTTCTCTGCATCTTGTACATCAGTAGTAAATTTAATACTATTTTTGTTTAAAGGATTCTTAGCTAAATAATTTACACTTCTGTTACCACCTTGTTCTGTAAATACAGTTGCAGTAAATGTTGTTTCACCCTTGTAAGTCTTCTGTGTTACTTGTGGTTTTATATTTACATTTAAGACTTCATCATATTCTTCTAATGTAGATACTGCTCTATCTCTTTCTTTTTGTATTACCTCTATAACATCATCAGATAAATTAATAACACTGTCTTCATCATTGTGTATTTTAAGTAATTCATCTAGTTCTGCTCTTCTACCAAATACAGAGAATGCTTTAACAAATTCATCATACGCTTGTTTCAAATAAGGTATACGAATAAATGAACCTTCACCTTGTGTTGTAGCAAAAAATAAAGAGTTTAAAAGATTTCTAAATGTTTTTTTACCTTCTATAATTTGTCGTTCTGCATCTACCTTTGGATATGGTATTTCATAAGGCAACTTATCAACATTCTTGTTATACAATGTAGCAATTCTTCTTGATGCTTTTTCTGCTATGTCTGGTGTAGTAGAAGATAAATCTCTAAGATTGATGTTTCCTATTTTTGAATCTGCAATAACATTTAATAAATCAGCAGAACCACCTGTGTAGTTATCAATGCTGTTACTGTAATGTTTTGCAAGTCTTAAAAAATCTTCTTCTGTCTGGACAACACCAACTTCTAAGTTTCTTTGTTTAGGTCCTCTTATTTGAAACCCTTGATTAGCTTCATCAATAATTTTTAAAAATGCAGGTTCTTTTTGTAATGTTTCTGCTATTTGTTCTAAGGTATAACCTTGTCTTTTCATACCTGCTATTGCAGGTGCAAGTTCATCATCTATGTATTTATATAAAAAATATTCGTATGCTTTTATATGGTCAGGACTTTGTTTGTTTATAAGCGTGTGTCCTGTGTTAGTAATAAATCTATTGTTTACAAACTTTACATCTGCTGAAAATAACTGTGCAATTTCTGGTGCGCCAAACTCTTGCGAATCAGATAACACACCTAAAGATTTTCTTACTCGTTTTGGTATCAAGTCATTTAAAAATTTTAATTGTTTTGTAGTTGCTTCTATTTCTTTTGTTGTTCTATATGGTCCACTAATCATAGTTGAAGGTTTACCAAATACTCGTGTTAATATACCCTCTGGGTCATTAAGCATAAGTTTTAATGAGTCAACAGGATTTTTAAGCATGTTTCTTACACCCATCATATTGAACTTAACCATGGCATCTGTAATAAGTTTGAAAGGATAACTTAATCTAAATAACAAAAATGCAGGGTATCTAAAGTTTCTCATGTAACCAAACACAAGATTGTCGTATGTTTGTACACCTTTTTCCATAGCTTCAAATAAAATGTTAGGGTCATCAAAGTCTGTAAATACATCATCAATAATTTCTTTTAATGCACTATCTTCTTTCCAAAAATCTACTTTGATACCTTCATCTGCTGCTTTACGCACTATGTCAAATATTTCTTCAACACCTTCTTTGTTTGTTAATTGTCTTTTTATTCTTCTTTTAGCTGATGTTGCTCTAAGTAATCCTTGTATATCTGGTCCATGTATAGTTAAGTTTTTAAGTTGACCATATAGTTCTAATGATTGTTTTGTAAGGTGTACCATATCTTGTTCAGATGCAACAGAACCAAACATTTTATTTGTTATAATATCTACTTCCATTGGGTCATAAAACTCTGGACTTCTTGATGGTGACATAGGTTTAAACTCTCCATCACTAAAACCTTGTTTGTCATTTTTAAGATAATACTTACTCATAAAGTCATCTATCTCATTGTCTGTTAAACCATAAGTACTTTTAAGCTGTAGTCCTAATTCTCCAAATACTAATTTGTTTTGAAATATTTCTTTTGCTTGAAAATATTGACCATTTGATATAGCATCATAAAACTCTGTTGCTAATTCTTCTATTCTGCTTTCTGGTACTTTACTTGCATATCCATATCTAATAAAATATTCCATAGCTTCTTTTGTGTTTTCTAAATCTGCAGGTTTTAACTTAGGTAATTTAATATCTCTTGCTAAGAAAGTATCTCTAAAACCACCACCTCTTTTATATGCAGCTTCTACACCTTCATCTAATTCTTTATTTATTAATGCTTCTAAATTACTTTCATATATTACTTTTGATTGTAGGTGTTTATTTTTACCTCTACCCATAAAACTACCACCATAAAACATATCTGTTACAAAACCATTTTCAATACCATTTTCTATTGTTTGCATTATGTCATCTGCTGTAGTGTCAGCAGATTTAATTCTAAAAGCAAAGTCTGGATGAAAACCTTCGTTTATTAAGTAAGTAGCGACTGGTCTGTTTTCATTTTTTGCTTGTACAATTAAATTTGCAATACCTTCAAATGTTTCTTTATTATTATCAAATATTTCTCTAGCAGTTAAACCATTGTCTAACTGTTCTGGAAGTGACCTACCTAGTGATGTAAGAACTTCATCAAAGTTAGCAGTTGTTGTTCGTGCTGCTAATCCTGAACCAGGAACAAGGTAATTTAAAGGGTCAAGAAATATATATTTTGCTATGTTAATAAGTCCTGCAAAAAACCCTGCCATACTTCTAGTTTTTTCATACCCTAAATCTTGTAAAGCATTAAACTTTACTTGTTCTGCATTTTCTAATATATCAAAATATTGTGTTCCATTAATTTTTCCTGTATCAAGAGCAACCTGTGCTTCTTGTTCTATTCTGTCATACTCACTATCTAAATATTCTGTAACATAGTTAGCGTAACCATAGTTAGTAGAAAGATTACCTGTTAAACCAAAAACAATACCATCACCTAATCCCACAGGTATAGCTTGATTAAAAAATGTTTCGTTTAGTTCTTGTTGTCTATCAAACTCAGGACTTAACGCAATTACATCTGCAATACCTTTTGCATCTGTATCTGGGTCAATAATGTCATCTACAGTTTGAAAAAACAAACCTGCCTTTTCTCCAAAGGACAAATCTCTTCCTTTTTCGTTTTTAAGTGCAGTTATTTTTTCACCAATAATATCTGGAAATAACTCATTAAATATATCTAAATCTGTTTTAGTTATTAAAGGATTGCCTTCTTCATCTACAATGCCTCTAGCTACTAAAAAGTTTTTTGCTGTTTCTGATGGTGTATAGTATGTATCATTGTTTTTTATTTTTGCAAGTCTTTGATTTTCGTAATTTCTAAATGCTTTTGCATGTGCAATTAAAGCAGGTAAAAAAGGTAACTCATTATCTTTTAAGTGTTCATAACCTGCTATCTGAACAACATCAGAAAGAGTTTTTCCTCTTTTATTTAACTCTTCTTCTAATGCTGCTTGATATTCAACACTGTAGTTTCTAACTCTCTTGTCAGTACCTTGTATAAGACCATCTGCAAATATACGAAGTGTTCCAAACAAATATGAACCAAATTTATCTAATCCTCTTTTTGCCATTTCTTTACTAGCTGTACCAACATTTTCAAAAAAGTCACCTGTTAACTTCAACATAAGTGCAGGTCCTAAACTATAAGATTGTTTTGTTTTATCTTCAACACCTTGACTTCTGTTGTTTGTGTAATTTACAGGAGGTGTTGTTGTTTGTGACCAAACACTAATATATTCTTGGTCTGTTAATCCCATGTCTGCTGCTGTAGCTATAAACTCAGGCTCTTCTGTTGGTGTAAGTGATTCTAGTTCTTCAAATTTTTTTATAAACTTTTCTAATTCTGGTCCTGCATCTGCTTCTGCTTTATTTAATTGTTTATTATAGAGTTCTTCTTCTTTGTAACCCTTATACCAGTTTTGACTCCAATTTGTCCATAATGACATTAATTAAACCTTCTTGAAACAAAATAACCACCATGGTCTTTTACCATATCTACTAATATTTGTACATTAGTTCCTGAAGGTAATGTTGTTTGCGTACCTCTAGTGCTATCTTCCATTATTGATTCTGATTCTCTTTCAGTAAATCTAGCTATATCTTTTGCTTTAAATCCTCCTACTTGATTTGCAGTAACACCTGTGTCACTTTTTGCCCTTGACCTTTGCAAAGCAATCATATCTTCTTGTGCCATCCTTCCACCAAACTCATCATCAGGTATAGCTTTTAAATCTGCATACGCACCATCTAATTTAGTATCTGTTGCTTGTTTTAGTTTTGATGGTTTTCTACCACGCATTAGTAATCCTCTGGGTCTTCTATATCTAGTCCTAAAGCAATACTAATCCATACACCAGGTATCGGTGTTGGCATTAGAAATTGTCCTACAGGAACATCTCCTGGTACTTCTATACCTAGAATGTCTGTTCGTATTGAAGGGTCACCTTCTACAGATATTTCATTCCAATCTTCTTGATTAATAATGTCATAAAACTTTTTGTTAATATCAGCCAACTGGTCCTCCTTGTGCAGGTACACCACCTGCTATTCCTGCAAGTACAGTAGCTATATCTGGCTCACCTTGTGGTAATTGTGGTTGTTGTAATCCTGCACCTAGTATTTCTTCTTCTTCTGGTGTAGGTTCTTCACCTTCTGCTGTATAAAATTTATCTAATATCTCTGACATTTTTTGTGGATTTTTTCTAATTTCAATAGCAGCAATAGTTGCTTTTGGATTACCTTGTGCAGCTTGTGCCATTAATGATTCAAACAATACTGTTTCTGCTTTTTCTGCAGATATTCGTTGTTGTATCTTAGTAATGTTGTCTAATCCATCCATGTTTTCTTGTAATGTCTGTGTATCAATAATTCCCTGTTGTTTTAATTGCAACCCTGTAATTATTTTTTGTGGTTCATCAAATCCTGCCATCACACCATACACTCTTCTTGTTTCGTAAACTTCTGATATGTCTGTTGATGGTGTATAAGATTCTTTGTAAGATGTTCCTTTATGTCTACCTGCAATAGGTTTACGAACACTACCAAACATTACTTCATCATATTCTAATCTTTTAGCATCTAGTTCTTGTAATGCTTCTTTTAAGACTGTTTGATATTCTCTAACATGCAATGATGCAGATTGTCCTAGTTCTTCTAAACCTCTACCTGTAACAAATGAATTAGGAGATTGCCCATCATCAGATACTGGATATGCTGCACCTAATCGTAAGTGTCGTTCAAGCCTATCTACTTGTTGAAATAATTGATATGGTAGATTGTTGACTGGTTTTGACACTTGCGAACCTGGTGTTAAATAGTTGACAGCAAATCTGCCTTTTCTATATTTACCTGATTCAATCTCACCAACAATATTTGTTTCTGTAAATACTGCATCTTCCATAGCAATAGTTCCAAGTATGTTAATTTTTGCCATATTAGACATAAGACCTGTAATGTGTTGAAACTGTGATTGCATTTGGTCAAACGCATATCTTTTAGCTACAACAAAACAAGGACCAGATTGTAAAGCATTAGGCATAAAATCTATAATTTTTTTGTTTTCTGGTAAGAATACATAAGTACCTTCCATATCTTTATACTCAACTACAACCTTTCCATGACCTGTAGAGTTTGCCCAACTTGCTGCTCTATCTGAACTATCCATAAGTGCAGAATAAGGATTTTGAAATCCATCATTATTTTCTTCTTTGGCAAATATATATTGTTTAGCTTCTGGGTATTGGTCAGCTAATACTCTATGTGGAACTCTACGAATTATTGCTAATTCTTTTGGTTGTTGGTCGTTTCCAAATATACCTGGATAACAAGTAAAAGGGTCTTGTAGTTCAGCATAAGGATATGGGTTACCCTCTTTATCTCGTTTATGTCCTATAGTCCATGCTACAAATCCATAACCTGGTAACCATCTTGCAGCTTGTGGTAACTGCATGTGTAATTTTTGAAATTTGTCGTATGAAGTAACAATGCGTTCTAGTTTTTCTGATTTCTTTCTAGCTCTTTCGCTATCTTTTTCGTTTATAATATCAACTTTTAAATCAGGACTTCTACCTAGTTTTTGTGCAAATCTTTCTAGTGCTGTTAAAAATAAGTTAGGTGCAGGTAACTCGTGATACTCAACATTAATTGAATTACCAAGAAGTGCTTTTACTGCAGCTTCACCACCATTCATAATGTCACGAATCCTAGACCTATCAACCATTTGTTCTTGGTTAATTACTCTTAGGTAATCTATTCTGTCGTATAATTTATCGCTATCTAAAGGCATTTAACTCCAATTATCTATATCCATATTACTAGGTTCATACCCAGAAAAACTAGGATTATAATCATATCCTAATTCTGCAAATCTTTCTTTTTGCATTCTTCTTATAGCTCTCATTGGAAACCAACTAGCCATAACTATGTCTGTTTTTGTACCTACTGTTTTGCTTTTGTTTCTAGCAGAACTGAAATATACTAACTGACTTGTATATAAGTTTACCTTTTCTTGGGCTTCATATCCAAGATATGGCAAAGAAATATTTTGTTCTTGAAACATTGGTCGCATAGCTGTAACACCATACATAGGGTCAAATTTATTCTTATGTGTTTCGTGACCTTCTAAAAATATACCATGACTTGATGCAAACTCTCTTATGCTTTTATCTTGTCGTATCGCTTTTTGAAATCCATTCTCTTCTATAACCCAGTGTGATAAGTTATACTTCATCCACCATTCTTTTATTATTTCTAATGCTTGTGGAATACCGCCACCAAGGCTATTGTTCATATCTACCATGTGTAATTTATTTTCTACAGGTTCGTATGCCCACAAGAAAGCTGCTTGATAACCTGTAGATGCAGGGTCTAATCCTGCAATAAGTCTTGTACCATGTGGTACATTACCAATATCTCTTTTTTGATTACGACATGCTTCTATTTCTTCTCTATCAAATAAAGCTAGACCATCAGGCATAGCAACATTTAGATAAACCATTTCGTATATAGCCCTACCACCTGTAGTTTCTGCTGCTCTCTTTCTATCCATTAACCACTTGTAGGTTCTTTTACCAGACCACAACATACAATCTACATGGTCATCTTCTTCCCAATCTGCTTTATTACATCCACTATCGTGTGCTTCTTCTACAATAGTTTTCCAAGATTCGTTATCAACTAAGTGTGAATAAAGGTCATCATAATGTTGTCTTGAACCAATAACAATCATAGCTGTATGTTCCTCTTTACGACTTGATAGTGTAGTAGTCCACCAGTTTCTTGTGTTTTCTCTTGATGCAGGTTGCATAGTAGAACTGTGGTCTTCAATGTCATCTCCAATAATTATGTCACAGTCACGAGATAGAATCTTACCACCACGACCTATACCTACCATTGTAGGTGATTTAATACCTGTGACTGTTCTAGTACCTACAGTAAACTCTGTAGATGACCAAGCCTTACCACTTCTGTTTTGTGGTTTAAATTTTGGTCCTGGTCCACATATCTCTTCTATTAATAATTCATTATTTTCTAGTTGGTCCATAACAGAGCTAACAGAGTTCTTAGCTATGTCTTCATTACCACCTACCCACAAAATTCTTACATTTGGATTTTGTGTAATTAACCAAACAACAAAGTGTATAAGTAAATCTGTTTTACCATGTCTAGGTGGTGACAGTATCATTTGTTGTTCACCATTATCTATAGAAGATAATATTGCTTTTATCCATCTAGTATGAAACTCTGGTGTGTCATAAGGTACACCTTGTTCTGTTTGAAAATATCTATTTCTAAATTCTTTAAAATGTTCTATTGTTTGTTCTGACTCTACTGGTGACCAAGATTCTTGTAGTTTTTCATTTTCTAAATCTTCTAAGAAAGCATTGTAAGCCATAGATACAGAGGCAATAGATACATCTAAAACTTTTGCTACATCTGATAATGTCATTTTTTTTATAAGTATTTCATTACCAAGACCAGACTCTTTCAAATCATCATAGACTTTACCTCTACGAGTCTGTACATTTTTTTGACTAGGTATATTTAAAACATCTTCTTCTTGTGTCCACTCAATACCTTTTTTCTTTGCTCTTTTCTTTTGTGTATTGATTCTGTTACGACATCTTTCGCTACAATACTTTCTAGCTTTCGGTGGTAAAACTTTGTGACAACCTGCTGCGTAACATAATTTATTTTTTGCCATAATTTTTACAATCCTTATTTTTACACTTCATATCATCACTTGGTAGTAAATCTTCTCCACACCTCGGACACTGGACATATATCAAGTAATTTTTTTTCTTCTTCCACTCTTTGCTCTTGATTTAGAAACAGCAGCAATATTTACTTTTCTACCTTCTCTATATGCTTTCTGTGTTCTTTTTATTTCTGCTGCTCTTTTTTTTGCTTCAGGTGCTGATAAACCCTCTAAGTATTT